GTAACTCTGCTCAAGCATCTGGTTTATCTTCTCAATTTAACAACATGCATATGGGACATCAACAATCTGCAATGCAACAACCTATGCAACAACCTATGCAACAACCTGCGCAACAACCTGCGCAACAACCTGCTATACAAAATAGTCAAGCACCATCTATGCAGCAATATGTCAATGGCATTTCCGAAACGAATCAAGTAGAAGGATGGTAAAATGTGGATAATTGTGAGCAGCGCCATTTGAAAAAACTAAATAAAAATAATTTATAAATTATTTTTATTTATTCATATAATTTAAATTGTGGAATATTTATAATTCTATCTATAATATATGTATCCTTATCTAATTTTGTAAAACTACCATTAACATCTCGTCCAACCATACCGATTGGATAATCTAATTTATAATCGTATACCACGCCGGTGGGTTCATAAAACCATCCATTAATTGTTTCAGAATATGTCATATCATCTAATTTTTTAACTACTTTTATTTTTCTTACTTTAATTCGTTTCTTTATACTATCAATTGCATTAAGCCCATTATCCATCTTACTATCTACTTCAATATCTGGGTTATATGCTGGACCAACCACTTTATCGAATTGGGATTCTTCGTTAAATTTAAAACAATTATATTTACTACCCATCATATTATGTGCCTTAAATAATTCGCAATCAACAGCAACTTCTTTTATAGCCTCAATAAATGATATTAATAAATTATTCTTTCTTCTGGATATATTTTCCATCATTTCATCAGATGTTTCCTTACCATTTGCACGAACCATTTTATATCTAAATACATCTACAGTGCGTTCTTCCATAGGTAAATCTTTATGATGACATTGACGAACGGCACGACCAATCACTTGTTCTATACGGACTTCATTCCAATATGGCTCAAGAATATGTACTTGACGACAGTTATTAAGGTTAATACCTTCTGCACCAGCTGGTGAAATCATAATAATCTTTATCACATCACCGACTCTATTTTCTTTAACATTGAAGAGTTTTTTGTTTTTTGTTCTTATTTCTTTATCAACACCACCGTGAAATTCTATATAACGCATACCGGATTTTGATGTTTTCTTACCGGGATTAGATATATCAAATTCTTTGTCATCATCCAATGAAATAAATCCAAAAAATGCAAGATACACTTTAAACATTTCTAATCCTTCCATTTCTACATAGTTACTATACACTAAGGTGCTCCCGGGTGATTTCAATATATTGAATATTGCATATAACATCTTTGGACTATGCATAAAAAGGGCATCAAATAGAGACGATTTTTTATTTTTACTTTCAGTCATCTTGGTAAAACTACCTTCGTATTTATTATAAAAATCTTTAACATCATCATTTAGTGTATGATTATTCTCTCTATCTTTTCGGTGTAAATCTTTGAAATGATTTATTGTTGCATTAACGTATTCACGAGTTGCCTTTATATACATTGCTATACTCTCACTCGACATTTTCATTCGCTGTATTTTATCAGAACGTTTACCTTCATCAACTGTTACCGCTTCTGCATCTGTTATCTTGAACATACCTGGGCGTGGGCGTTTTTCACCATTTATTTTACTACTAATATTGGGAAAAACAAAATTACACGCTTGACGGGTATAAGATGCATAAGTTGACATATCATCGCCACCTACCTTACCGCGGGACATTTTCCGCCTCATTTTTTCTTTTTGTTCTTCAATTTCCTCAAGATAATCATATACCTCTTGCATATATGGGTTCATAACAAGTTCCTTATAATGAGTTGTTTTTCTGGCGTATTTGTCTGGAGTTGCACCAATGTAATAAGAAACTAATCCCATAATACGACGTTGAAATTGATTCTTTTTATTTTCATTTAATGATTCAAAATTAGTAGATGATATATAGATTTGATTAAATATAGCCTCGCTAGTGGGAAAAGTACCTGGGCGCATAAGGTTAAAGATTAAGGCTAATTCATATGGATTATTTACGGCTGGAGTTGCAGATATCATCACAACACGAGTTTTATTATTATCACGTTTTTCTTGTTGAATATAATCATAAATTACTTGAGCACGCTTACCTTTTTTTGATGAAATATTATTATATACATTTCTAATAAAATTATGCGCTTCTTCAATAATGAATAATGATTCACGGCTACTATCTGCCTTTTTAACTGTTTCCAAAAAATCACGATCGGCAAATGGAGAGTCATAATGAATAAAATGAATATTAGCCATACGATTATCACGGTCTTCTTTACCAATCCAATCACCTAAATCCTTTAACCAAGGGTCATCTTTAAGCGATGCTTTAATCAGGAGAAAGACGTTCCATTTAGGGGTATAATTATATAAAACATTATAAATATTAATAGCACTAACAGTTTTACCAGAACCCAAACCGTGATATAATAAAATATCTTTGAATGGAGAACGATAATTAAGATATTGCCCGATGAATTTTTGATATGGGGTTAATTCTTTTACTATTTTTTCATTACAAGGGTCTTCACCTTCTTTTCTAAATATTTCTGGTAATTCATAAGTTTTAAAATTTTCTAATAACCAAGAAGGAAATAATCGCCCATTTATTTCCAAATTAATATTACTTTCTTTTGACATTTTAATATTATATAATATTATAGAATAATATTATAATATTAAAATAAAAATAATGCATTTCCAACTAATGCGATGGAATTTAAAATAAAATTAAAACTAATTATAATTCTAACTATTGTTTTTAATTTAAAATCATTTGCAATCATCGGGTCTATTTTATCAAGGTAAATCCAATATGCAAATATATTTATTATATTGAAAAGTATGTCTTCTATTAGCACTATATAATAATTATCAAAATGTTCTTTTTTTTCTTCTTTATTTATTATATTATTTATACCTTTTTGTACCTTTTCAAACACTTCAGTTATACTAACCATTATATAATATGTAACATAAAATTTTTAAATACTGATTTATTATCTAAAATGGGAATAAAATATCAAGAGGGTTTTAGCAGTAAAAAGAAATGGTTTCATATTGGCATATTTTTTATAGTATTAGCAATTGTGTCTTTCATATTTGATATTCTTAAATTTACTCCCATTTATGAAAATAAGGTTATGAAACATATAATAAATACTAATTATTGGTTATCATATTCTATTATTTTTGCATTGAAAATAGGCTGGTTAATCGGAATTATTGTGGACGATGATTTTGCGATACCATCATTAACAGCGGGCGGTATATTATTATTTTCTTTATTATGTGATATATTTCAATTTACACCTCTTATGAGGAATCAATATATGAATCAGCTTGTAACACTTAATACGCACGCGAGCGTGATGGGTATGATGATAGTAAAATTATTTTTTGTGTCCATTACAGTATCCTAAGATAATACCTCACCTGTTGTATTATCAAACCTGAAAACTGGTTTTTTCCCTGGTGTTCCCTTTGGTTTATATATAAATTTATGCTTGCCCTGTTCCCTTCGTTTTATGGCGTCGAGGAAAGACTCTCTTAATATATCGACTGGTTTCCCAATACAATCAAATGTAAATTCTTGAAATATACCCTTGTCCATAACGGTCATATTATGTATTTCAAGATATTTATCCCTCATTTTCATCATCCTTGTTATCATACTCCCATAAACCATAGTATTAAAATTATTTTTTCTTACTATTGCCATATTATATTGAATTAAATTATACATAAATTGGAGCATATAAGTTCCAAAATATGTTTTCTTTTTTTCTGAATATCGATAAACTGTGCAACGATGATTATTGTCATACATACGAAAAATTAAATTATTATTTTGATAAAATTCTACCGATTTACCCAAAAACTGGAAAAACGGCGAATAGCGTTTATAATGAACATTTTTAAAATTACCTTTTAATTTATTTGATATGGTTTTTAAATCTTCCTCGAAATTATCTGATATAACCTGAATAAATGGACATTCAACTATGTAGGTTGGTGGTGCTTTTGCCATCTTAGCCAATTGATTAAATGCATAATGCCCCACAACAATTAATTTACTATTGTGAATTATATGTTTTCTTATATAACGATTTATTTTATTATCATCTTTAAATCTATCATATGAAAATTTATTATATATCATATTATCATTAAATGGATAACATTTCATCAATGTATTAAAACGCCCAAATGTTTTCTTTAATCTAAAATAACTAGTCATTGGGTCATTGTAAACACGATATGCATCAATTAACATAAAATGTGGATGAGTCATTTTTAAATCTTCTGCCTCCATTGTTGGGCAATTATTATATATATTTTCTGGCATATAAGATATATCGCAATAATTATGAAAATTAACAAATATTTTATAGGTTTCATTATGGACACCTTCTTTCCCCTCAATATGTTTAAATCCTTTTTCCTCCAACATATCGCATAAATCAACTGTATCGCCAATTGGGTCAGGTGTGTAAAATTCAATATCAGCTAAATCAGATGGCTTATAAAATCCTTTTCCCTTGTCTTTTGTACATATAAGGGCATTTTGTGCATAGCCTCCATATACAATCCTCTTACGCTCCCTAATAAAATTCTTAATATGATTATAAACTGAATTTATTTCTTCTAAAGTCGGTTCATACTTGCTCATATAATTCATTTGTGCTTCTTCCTCAAGACGGTCTAAATTTTTTAAAATCATTTCTTCATCTATTTGTCGGTACATATATAATATAAGATATAAAAAAGTTGATAAATTATTATTATATTACGTATAACATTATAATAATGAAGGATTATTATAATGTTCTTTCGGATGAATTAAAGAAATGTAATTATTATATCGAGATTATTAATAGTATAAATTCAGTACCGTCTACACTCAATTCTAAGCCCATCTGGGCTTAGAATTTAATGTGGTCATTAGCGCGAATATTTAATTACAAGCCCAGTGGGCTTGTAATTAAATGTCCACGGTAAATAATACAACCGTATGTAATCTTATTGAAACGAGTGGTTATATCGCCAGGTCTAAACATATTGATATTGATGAAGTAAATTCATTCGAGAATAATCATCAAAACTTTAATTTTGAAGAATATAAAATAGCCACTACTCTAGAATTACATAAAATTAGAAATAATATTATAAATAATATGAATAAAGTAAGAAAATATAAAAGCCTTTATAATGTTCTATATATGTTTAACTTATTTTAAGGTTTTTAAATGGTTCAAATGTGCGCGTCGTAACAGGCAAACATAACTGGTTGCGATAATTGAAAAGTGCGTCCCGCACTTTTCAATTACGACAACCACAAATAATATCATTAATCTTCATCTTCGGTTTCAGTCTCTGTCTCGCTCATATTATTATGAAGATTAGTCAATACAGCTTTTTCTGTTTGGACATTTTGCGGAACATTAACTGGTACGCTATTAAACATATTAGTATAACCAGTATCTATTTTCTTAGGTTGATAATGTTTATAGAAATTCTCCCAGTTTAGCATATTATCGTGTTCCAGACGTTCCATAACTGGAAATTTATCTTGGAATAATTCAGGTATCTCAAAACTTGGATTTTTTGCTAGAACCTTCTTAAACCGATGATATAGGTCAATATCAACTTCAAATGTCCTCTGACTTTCCTCCAGTCGTTCTTTTTCTTTCTTTGCTTTAATTAATTCATATTGTAAATCTGTTCTTTTCTTTCTTTCATCCTCCACCTTTTTACGGGTTTCTGTATCCATATCAGATTCACTCATAGTTGTTTCATCTTCAGAAATATCATTTTTAACAACTACATTTTTGGTATTCAAATCATTCCCACATTCTACATCATATCGTCCTGTCATCATACTATTTTCATAATAACTTTTAATATTAATATTATTTCTAACAACAAAGCGATTTTGAACTAATCCTTCGAGTGTTTGCGTGCATTGTTCATAATCAGAATAAAGACCTATAAGTCTACCTTGGCACATTAGGGCGTGTAACATTATGTATTATGGTTATTTTTGTTTAAATTAAATTATTGTGAAAAATTTATTTTAATATTAACCCTCCCTTCCCGTGTATAGGATGGGTCAATACTATCGAAAAAATCAAATGGCTTATTGGTAGTGAGAATCCAAATGGTATACTTGAAATCACCCCTGTTAATGTCATCCCAAAAACTATTCCACGATGTCTTGTCCTTAATTTTAGTTGGAATGGTGTCGTGCATTTTGATACTATTGTTTGCAATATTACTAATGATAATATCAACTTCATCCAAAAGAATAATCAATGGACTGGTCTTCTCAGGACTAACCGTATTATAGAGAACAGATAAATCATCACCTGGGTCAGTGGGATTAAAGGTTTTACAAATAGAACCTTTAAACTCTCTAGCAAGAATAAATGGCAAAGTCGATTTGCCAACACCAGTTGAACCAGACAGCATACATACAACAGCCCGGCTCATATTAGTGGTATCGTTATAATTATCAGTAATTCTCTCCATAATTTCCTTTTGTTTTGGTGTGGCAATGTATTCAATGGTATTCGTACGCTTTGAATATTCCAAACAATAATAATTACCAAAACGGTCATATGTTGTGATATGATTTATATTATTTTCTTCTTTTTCTTCTTTTTCTTGTGTGATAGTATTAAAGTGCTTTTGTGTGGTAATGAGATATAGATTGGTTTTTTCAACTTTGTTTATATTGGTATAAGTGGTAATATTTCCCACGTACCAAAATCCCCAAATATATCCAGACATTTTAGAATCACTTAGCATTGTCGAACGATTGGGTAGTTTCTTGCAAATAGCTAGGATTGTTTTCTTGTCCGTAATATAGAACAATCTAATATTGAAGAAATATAGAATCATTAGAGGGAGATGGGTCATACTACCAATAACGCCAATAAACATCATCAGATACTGATACATTAATAGATATAAATTATGTAGTATAAATATATTATTTCAATTTTTATGAAAAATCTTATAGGAAGGCTCAACCTAGCCTTTCTATAAATAAAATTTGATTTATAAAAGATATAAAATATATATATTATAATTTATAATGAAAATAATAGCCTGGAATGTAAATGGCTTACGTGCAACTATGACAAAGAATCATCTTATTGAATTAATTGAGAAGGAACAACCAACAATTATCTGTTTTGGTGAAACTAAATTAACCTGTCCAATTACTGCTACCGAGAAGATGATGGAGGAAAAGATACCTGGATATAAATATCGATACTATAGTACGTGTAATGGGAGAGGTGGATATAGTGGAACAGCTATTTTTAGCAAGAAAAAACCAGTTGATGTTATTCACGGATTGGGACACAGTGATCACGATGGAGAGGGGCGGTTGATAACATTGGAATTTAAGAAATTCTATTTGGTACACGTATATACTCCAAATTCTGGTCAAGCGTTGGCACGATTAAAATATAGAGTTGATGAATGGGATGTAGAATTTAGAAAGTTTCTTCATAAATTACAGAATAAAAAACCCATAATTGTATGTGGTGATTTAAATGTTGCCAATGAGGAGATAGATATTCACGACCCAAAGGGAAATAAAAGAAGTGCAGGGTTTACTGATGAAGAAAGAGAAAGTTTTAAAAAGACTTTAACATCATTAAATCTTATCGATACATTTAGATACAAGCATCCAGATAAAATTGATTATAGTTATTGGTCTTATAGAATGAATTCACGAGCACGAAATAAAGGCTGGCGAATTGATTATTTCTTGGTATCACATAATATTATTAATAAAGTAAAGAAATCAAAGATTCTAACAGAAGTTCACGGGAGCGACCACGCACCGGTTAAGATGAATATAACATTTAAGGAATAAAAAAATTGAAAAACAACAAAATATTTATTAATTTATTTCTTATTAAATTCACAAAGAATTTAATAACAAAAAAATTGAAAAATAAATGTATTATATTATCCTATTATTTATTAATGTCTCTTCCCTCCAAGGATGAACTACTAATCAATACGGGACTTGTCTCGTTCGACAAGACCTACGCAGACCGATATCACGAGCAGGCAAAGCGCTATGATATTGGCGAGTATATGGATGTTCTCGCAACCATTTATCAACTCAAGCCACTTGGTGCACTGAATATTTTCCACAAGAAGTACATCGAGAATCCAGGTGTTGACGAGGTTAGGAAGATGGTAAAGGAGTGCGGTTTGAAGCGATTCACCAAGGTTCGCAAGAACCTGACTCCATATCTCAACACCGTATACTTTCATCCAAGTAATATCAACAATGCCAAGAAGTTGATGGCGATTGTTTGGTGCAATATTGTAGATGAAAGATACAAGGAGTATATGATTGGAAAGCTACTCGGCTACACAAAGGAGAGCCTGGTTGCATTCTATCTCCACAATTATGAGGTAATGCTATCAGATGAGATTATTACCGAGATGGACACTGAGCTAGATACGATGGTCATTCGACAGAGTCTGCTGGATAAGTATGATATTCGTTTGTTTTAATTTATCGAATAAATATTGATATAAAATCATATTAAGATATATATCTTAATAATAATGGAATCAATTACAAATGAAATGGTGGCTTTATATTATAAGAATATTGATGCACAAGCTAAAAAAAATAAAATAAATATCACTCTTCCGGTTATTGAAGAGGTACCAGTTAATATTGCAGATAATGTTGAAACGGCGACTGAAAATGCAACTGAAACAGAACAGGTTAGTGTAACTGATGATTTTGTCTATAAGAAACCGTGGAATAAACTTAATAGTGTTCATAAAGTTATTAAAATTAAAGAATTTATTAATACAATGTCAATTGATGATATTGAAATGAAAAAACACTTGCGAAATCAACTTATTGATATGATTAAAAAGAAGAAATTAACAAAGAAAAATGATGTTGAATATGACCATGTTAATGGTAAAATTCTATCAATCCCAGCTTTACAATATAAGAATAATAATTATAGTATTGTTGTATAAAAATTGATTAATTTATATATAAATTTAATAAGTTATATATAAATGGATAAACAATTCAAAAATTGCCTCGATTGTATTGCTGTTAATCGAACGTGTATAATGTGCACTTATATTAACAATATGCACAAATATATTTACGTTCAAACACGAAGATTTTTTGAATAAAAATTGATTGGGAGATAAAATTTCTTTAAGAAATTTTATATTCCCCAATTAAAGTTTATTTATGTGAGGTTGAACCTCACATAAATAAAAATTGATCGTAGGTTAGAATTTATGTATAAATTCTAACATTCTCGATTAACCTTTATTAACTATTCTTCGAAATGTTAATAAAAATTGATTATTTTATATATTGACAATAAAGATTATATAATAATGTCTCAATTTGCAAAGGTATTTACAAAGTCGGCTGGTGATGTCCGTAGTCTTGCCAATACGATGATTAGTAATGGTAATAACTTTTGTAGTATTATTCTTGATGTTGGTATGAAGGATAATATTACTAATGAGGAGGGTGAGAGAGAAGATATCACTATTTATCCATCTCAAGATGATGCAATTACTAGTGTTAATATGATGCTATCAAAGGACCTAGCCATCAAGCCACTCCCTCAAAAGGCACTTGATGAAATGGCAAAGAAGGGTTTGACACCAAAGAAGCAACCGATTGAAATTCTACTCTTTATTATCGTTCCTTGTAATGACAGCGTGATTGTTCGAGTAAATAATATCAATGATATTATTGATATGAACAAGTTTGCAGAATTTATTGAATGTGAGAAGATTAATGATAACATTGTTGTACAAAAGACAGATAGTTCGCTCAAGGTTGCTGATACTATTAGTCGGCATATTTTTAATTATTTGAGGAATGTTGGTATTTATGTTGATAATACAGAAGAAGATATGGTTTTTGATTTTTAAATTATAAAAATTGATTGGGAGATAAAATTTCTTTAAGAAATTTTATATTCCCCAATTAACCTTTATAAAACTATTTTAAGATAGTTTTATAAAAATTGATTTATATTTGTGGTTGTCGTAATTGAAAAGTGCGTCCCGCACTTTTCATTTATCGCAACCAGTTATGTTCGCTAATAGGCAAGTGCGCACTTGCCTATTACGACGCGCACATTTACTTTAAAAAATATTTAATATTTATAATGAATAACTTAAGTTATGACGATTTATTTGCCTATAGATTACAATTATTAGATCACACAAGTGATGAATATGTAGTAATAAATAGATTAAAAATAAAATTACTAGCAGATGGCGTAATAAATAATGAATTAAATGAATATGTTTATAATTTTTATCTTATTTATGATATTCCCATTACTATGGCGGAAATTGAAAATGTTCCAATTCAATCACCATTTAGTGAGTTTGTTACACAGCATTATGAATATAACCACGAATCGGAGAACTCCGGAACGGAAAACTCTGGAACAGAGAACTCTGAACCAGAGAACTCTGATGAAGAGGATGACAATCAACCGCCTGTCTTACAAATAGATATGAGAACATCGGTTGAAGATTTATATAATCTATTAAATTTTTTACAAAATGTTATGAACAGTGTGGGTAATCATAATATGGAAGATGTAACAGTAACTACAGATGAAAAGAGCCTTGATAAAATACAAAAGGAAAAAATAACAAAAGATATGAGTGAAAGATGTACCATTTGTATGGATGATATGAAGGAAGGAGAAGAGTATTATAATTTAACATGTCGTCATATATTCCATATTGATTGTATTAAGGAATATTTGTTAAATTATAATCATATGTGTCCATTGTGCAAGGAAGAAATTGGAGATAAGAAGATTAATATGTGAACGTCGCCATTTAAAATAAATGCTGGCTTCCGTACCTTAGGTGAATTGGTTATTTACCTAATAACATATTAATTATATAATTAAAACTGTCGTTATCTTCTTTTAATTTTTTGTTTTCATTTAGTAATTCTTTTCTTCTACCATTTAAAGCATTGAAATTTTCTCTAAATTCTGCAATTTTTCTTTTATAATTAGGTGTATTAGAATTAGCAGCGTTCATATTTTCGTATCTATCTGTTTCTTGTATTATTTTTTCGCATTCTTCGCGTAACAACTTAATTGAATCCTCATTTCTTGTTATCCTATTTTTATTTGCTACAATCATATCAAATGTTTGCTTAAATTCTTCTGATTCTTCGTCTACTAATTCGGGCTTAACAACTGTTATATCAGGTTTAAATAACCCTATGTTCGGGTGTTGTCCAGCATTTATAAATCGACAACGTTGAATACCAGGACCTTCTACTATAAATTCAAAATGTGCCCCGTAAAATGCAATTGGCACAACATTTGGCGAATCATCATTAACTATATGTCTTGCATCTCTAAGAGCCCGTCTTGAATAATACTCTTCTAAATAAACTGGATAAAATTCAAGACGTATATTTAAAACTCCTGCTATTGTTTCTATTGCTCGACGAAATACCATATTATCCCAATCTGCCATTGCATAGTCGCTTTCTGCACCTAGACCCGCCATTTCTTTTATTGCGATTATTGAATGTTCTTCATTTCTACAATATCTAAGATAGTCCCTGATAGATATCCATAAGCATTGATTGACCATCTCAATACCTTCTTCTGTTACTTGCCCATTATTATGAATTGTACGATAACTCATTTATATATATATTTAAATAGAAAATAATTTATATATATATGAATGAGATTAGTATTGTTGTATGCGGACCAGTTGATGCAGGTAAGAGTTCCCTAGTTGGTGTTCTTACTACAGGTGAATTAGATGATGGGAGAGGCAAGGCAAGAAAGAATATATTTAATCATTATCACGAACAAACAAGTGGGCGGACCAGTTGTATATCACAGAATATTATTAAATATATTGCGAAAGATGGTTATATGGAATTACTTTCCACTAAAATTAATAGAAAGTATGACCCAAAAATTGTTAAGAAGATTGATATGGGCGAACCATATCATATAAATGGAGATAAAGTAGTATCCCTTGTTGATTTAGCCGGGCACGAAAAATATCTTAAAACAACTGTATTTGGTATTACAGGTATGTTTCCTGATAAGGGTATAGTGGTAATTGGTGCAAATACTGGTATTACTAAACTGACCCGTGAACATATTGGTATTATGCTCTATACAAATATCCCATTTATGATTATCATAACAAAGATTGATATGGCACCGGATGGAATATATGATGATTTAAAGAAGAGTATTAAGAAATTATTTCAGAAAAATGCACCTCATTTGACTCCTATATATATTGAAAATGATATGGATACATTTAATTATAATGCTGGGGTCCAGGCTGGGAACAAGTTTGATAATATAATTCCAATTATATCGGTATCAAATAAAAGTGGTCATATGATAGATAATCTACATCGGATTATTTATAATACACCGCAAAGAAATAAATTTAATAATATAAAAGAAAATGGAACAGTTATTTATCTTGATTCTCATTTTAGTGTAATGGGGACTGGTTTGGTAGTTAGTGGAACAGTAAAAGATGGTACTGTGAAAGTTAAACAAAAAATGTTTATGGGTCCATTTAATGGGGATATGGTTCCAATTACTATTCGTTCGATTCATAATAATATGCGCGAAGATGTAGGGGTAATTGGACCAAATGTACAGGGCTGTTTTGCCATTCGTTTTCTTGATACTGTTATACCGCGAAATATGATACGAAAGGGTATGGTAATTATTGATAATATGGAAAATTGGAAAAATAATATTGTTACTAGTTTTATAGCAAGTGTTAAAATATTGCATCATTCATCTGCATTAAAAAAAGGTTATCGCCCGATGATTCACTGCGGACCCATTAAACAAGTAGCAGAATTGAGCTTTCTTAATAATAATACTACTAGTATGAAAACAGGAGATAGTGAATTGGTGCGATTTACATTTGTTAAACATCCTGAATTAATAGAAGAAAAAATGATATTGTTTTTTAGGGATGGGACAACTAAGGGAGTTGGTGAAGTAGTCAGTATTATTCCCGGTTCAACTTGTTAAGAGCCTTAGAATAGGGAATTGTTAACTATTATCTATTGGAACAATATCCTGGACAATATCCTTACCAGTCATCATACGCATTCTACAACAATAGCGTCTCAGTCCCAATCCTTTAATTACTTTTTGAATTTCAATTGCCTGTTCTTCCTCTGACAAGCTAGCATTTGAACAGATTTCTTCTTTTTTAGTTTCAAACTCAATTGTTTTACTACCAATAAAGAAACCACAGGTTGGACAAGTTATATAGATCATTATTATAATAATCTATATAATCTTTAATTTAAATTATCAATTTTTATTAATGTGAGATTTGTAAATCTCACATTAATAAAGTTAATAGGAATTGTTTGGATTTTTATAAAAATCCAAACCCACTATCAATTTTTATTAGAAAAACCTTGGGGTTTTTCTAATAAACTTTAATTGGGGTTGATAGAAAATAAATAATTTTCTATCTCCCAATCAATTTTTATTAATGTGAGATTTGTAAATCTCACATTA